GAAAAGGATGCTGAATTCATGGCCGGAACTCTTAATGACAATTCTTATGGAATAGGAAAATATACCCCATACTAACACCCAAACCCTCTAGAAAGTGCCTTAGAACGTGTCTCAGCGCTCCTAAGAGCGGGATTGACACCCCTTTGGGCGTTTGATATAATAATCGCATGAAATACATTATCTTTGATATTGACAACATCGAACTTCCAGTTGTGTTTCCTGACCTAATACAACACAGCGACGTAGTCGCCAAATCATCCCAGCAGGATTCTTTTAATCGGTGGGGCATAGAAGGAACTCCTGTTTCCGCTGGCTTCTTTGAAATCCAACCAGATTATATCATGCTCCCGCCGGGCTCCAATATTTACATAGCTCGAGGAGAATCGCTCTCCCTAAAGCTTGAATCCCGACCAGAAGATTCTCAAATTCTTACCAAGTTTTTTAGGGAGTGTGAGAAATTCTAATGGACGAGCTAGAAATTCTATCTGAAAATCAACGAGAGAAATCAAATCATGCTTGCCGGGAAGGATTAATAGCAGAAGGCATTATTGAATATCTGCGTCAGTGTCCTGATGCTATAGGATCCAGGCAAGGAACACTGGATTATCTTCAAGATATCGTCGGATTGACTGATGCGGAACGTTCAGCTGTTCACGAAACCGATACCAGAGATGATGCCAATTATTTCCAAACTAAGATAGATTGGGTTTCCAAGGATTTGAGTACCGGCTATTATCCAGTAGGAGTGATGATTAAAAGGGATAATGGGGTTTGGGTGCTTATTAATTTTGAAATCTCACCTCAACAAGTTCGGGAATCTGTTAAAACTTACATTGAAAGAAACAATCGTAAGGAAAAAGAAACCTCTGAGGAGCGCCTAGCCCTGAATCAGCTTTGGTATAAAATTTCTACGTCTAGTCACTACCAAGCTAGACCAGAAAGAGAAAAAACTATACTTAGAAAAATCGGGAGGCCCGTAATAGTAGAACATGTTTATCTGACTGGTGATGATAGTGAAGAATCAATTAACCTTTTAATAGAACAATATTCACTTTAGGAGATTAACCATGAAAAAGCTAATCGTTTTCATCCTAGGTAGTATCATTTCCACTGCCGTTTTGGCTGAACACTTAGGCCCAATCGTATTCGGTGAGACTAGAACCGAACGAGTAACTGTCTGTAAAACTCTAGATGATGCTAAGGCTTTCATGAAATTAGATAAAGAGACTCTAAGGGATACGAAAGAAGTCCTTCTCCCAAAATATATGGAGTCCAAATACGCCTGTGACCAAGGAATTCTTACTTACATCCCCCAAGAAGAACTTGCCCGATACGTCGGCCGGCTCGTTAGAAATCCTGGAACTGAAAACGAACAATATAACTTTAAGGCCACTTGGCAGCTTTTAAGATCTACTACGATGATTCTTTTTCCGGGCGGCGAGATGGGCGCCGAGGTAGAGATATTTACATTTACTTATCTACCTGAAACAATAGAAGAGATACAGATAGGAATTCCTATATAATGCCAGAAACAATAGAATGCCCACTTCCCAAAAAGAAGATTCCATCCAAAGAAAGAGTTCTAATCGTTGGAGCTGGTAACATCGGGGTTGCAATCGCTAATCTCTTACCTCAAAAGAATTTTGAAGTCTTGGTGGTAGATACTAATCCAGAAGCTTTAAAAAATCCTAAGCTGTCTAGAGTTAACGTTATGAGGATTCTTAATTTCAGAGATCCTATGCCGGTAAGAAAAGAAGCATATAATCTATTAGAGGGAATTCTAAATCGATCCGATTATGTAATTAATGCTGGACCGCACTTCATTAACAGAGATATCATCGGTTATGCGCGGGCGACTGAAACCCATTATTTTGACTTGTCAGAAGACGTAGAATCAACTCAATATGCTAGGGACTGTGGTAATTGGCAATTAAGAGCTAATGTTGCTACCGCATTTGTTCCTAGCTGTGGATTGGCTCCTGGCTACGTTTCTATTTTAGCTAATGACATAGCTCAAAGAATGGATGAGGTTCATGATATTTTTATTCGAGTTGGAGCTTTGCCTCGTTATCCTAATAACAGACTTAGATATAATTTAAGCTGGTCTACTGACGGCCTAGTTAATGAATACGCCAATCGAGGTCTAGCCCTAGAAAATGGCGAAGTTGTTTCTACTCCTCCTTTGGGGAACTATGAGACCTTGGTAATTGATGGAGCACCATATGAAGCCTTCAGTACTAGTGGTGGCATTGGGACTCTCCATGAAACTTGGAAAAGGAAAGCTCAAAACATTAACTATAAAACCTTACGTTATCCGGGCCACGTCGATTACATGAAGTTCCTTATGGAAGATATGAATCTTAAAGGAGATGAATTAGTCAATCTACTAGAAAAGAACGTCGCCGCGACAACCCAAGATAAAGTTGTTATCTATGTTTCAGTAATAGGAATTAAGAACGGCAAGAAAACACAGGAAACAGTTGTTCAACAAATTACTGGCGGGAAGAGAAATAATATATTCTGGACTGCAATTCAGTTAACTACTGCGGCCGGGGTTTGTGGAATGATAGAACTTCATCGGGTCGGGAAATTAGCCGACGGAGGATTTATTAAACAAGAAAGTGCTAAATTAGATGATTTTCTTAATACTGCTGCTGGACAGGTATATAAACTGGATATTCTACCCATCCGCAGAAGAAATTGAAAAGATGCGAGTGGTCGGCAATAATATTAGTAAAAGCTAATATAGTTGACAAAACCCTAGATTAATGCCATAATTAAAAATACACACAGACCCTTTAATTAGGCGAAACAATGTTAGATATTGGAAATAACCAACAGGTCGACATCGATGATTTTGTTAAGATAGGCCAAAGCTGGTTTAAGGTCGTTGATCTGATCACCGATCCTGAAGACGAGTATCCCATTATTGTAGATGATTGGGGTACGCGAGTTGCTTATAGCGGCCAAGAGATTTCAGACGTTCGCCTTCCCTCAGAGATGGAAGAAGATTACACCATCGAATTCTAATGATTTCCAGAGAAAAACATTTCTCCCAGGAGAGAACCCAATTCCAAACTTTCCAGAATTACGAGCAGTGGCTAGCGGCTATCAAGGAGCGCGGCGCTGACAAAACTCTCCAAGAATCTGGTGCCCTTTATCACGATTTGACTTATGGCGCAGTTAAGGGAAATACTCAGATTGTTGGTCATTGGAATCCAGAACGCCAGGAAGGCGATGCTTATTCTAGGGCCTTGACTTTTAATCCTTTCAACAGGAAATTCCAAGCTAAGTGGCTAAATAAATCTGCCACCAAGGCGACAGTACGAATCCCTGGAAGCAAAGGAAATGTCTATGAAGTTGCTAAAGATGGTTCCCATTGCACTTGTCCAGGATATACTTTTAGAAGGACTTGTAAGCACGTAAAGGCGATGAAAAATGCAGAGACACGGATTTAGAATCAAAACCCATAAGGATGCCATCGTAGTTAAGTCCCATTGGTATTGTCCAGATGATGGCAGCGACATTGCTATTGTCGTTGTTCTAACCCAAACTAAAGATAGACATCAGGAAGCTTATATTGGAACAGGTCATGATCATCGATGCGAAAAACTGTACCATGATGATCGAGACGCAGATGAAGTTCGAATTGCTAAGTGGGGAGCTAAGATTTCCAAAGAAACAGCAGAATCAATTTTTGGGCCAATTGAGAATTGGTTAGGCTAATATGAAAAGTAGATTATCACAAAGTGCAACTCTGGAAGGACCAATAGAAAAAACGGCTAAAAAGTTTTATCGGGTTATAAAAACTAAAAATACCTTGCATCTCTATCCAGGACAGCTTTGGACGGAAAAATGTCTTGAAGCCCTAATGTTGGAAGCTCGGATCGATCTAACTTTTGTTAAGATAGAAGAAAAATAATTATACATTGGTCCTAAGAGCGCCGGCTCTTCGTCCACCCTTAACACCCTTAAGTTTTAAACGAGATCGAAGCTTTACACTTCTTTTTCTCTTTAGCTTAGCAGCTCCAGTCTGAGATCGGCGACGAGCCTTTCGAAGAGCAATTTTTTGTTTGGCAGAAATTCTTTTAGCCCGGCGACGAATTTTAACCCTTACTTTCTTACCGCCACGAATCGCAAATACCTTCTGTCCACCTTTAAACAGAGTTTTTTGCTGTTCTGGGAGTTTCCTCTGCCGCTCTAGATATTTGGAATAGACAAAATCATCATAGAGGAGAGGAATATCCCCTTCATCTTCTAGTTCGATGGACATAATTTCTTCCGGGGTTAATTCATCTAACCAAACGGTCTCGATGATTGGATCGTTTACATCCCTAATATCTGATAATTTCACGCAATTATTTATAGAATGAGATACGAAACCAAAGACATTACCGAAATTGAAACAGGCATAGTAGCCCATGGCGTGAATTGTCAGTGCCGAATGGGCAGCGGTGTGGCCTTAGCTATCCGAAATAAATGGCCCAGATCCTATGATTCTTATATGTCAGTGCTTCCAGAACTCATGCCTAAGCTCTTAGGGACAGCTATGATAGTGTTGGTTAGTAAATCTGAAGACGAAAATCCGCTCTATGTGGCTAATTGCTTTACTCAGCTTAACTATGGCAGAGACAATTTTAAATACGCGTCACCGGATGCTATCTCTAGTAGCCTCGAGCAATGCTTTATATTTGGAAGAAGCAACGACCTAGATCTCTATATCCCCAAGATCGGAGCTGGATTAGGAGGATTATCTTGGGAGATTGATGTTGAGTCTCGTATTCTAAAGCTAGAAGATCATTATAAGACGGAGTGTACAGTATGCGTGCTTTAAATCCTGAAGGCTTTTATATAGTACCCAAGAGAGTAAAATTTGCTGGGGTGCAGCAATTCAAGATTGATCCCAGCGTATTAGAGGCCTTACATGTAATAGAAGCTTTAGCTATGCAGCGAGGGATTAATATTATCTCAGATGAGAAAAGGATCTGTAATTATAGAGATCCAATTATAGTTACTGTTGGAGGTGATGGAACGGCTCTCCAGGGATTTAGAATCGCTTCTGATTATAAAGCTCCTGTTATTACTGTTAACTTAGGTAGATTGGGCTTTCTAGCTGATATCAATCCCAAGGATGTTGGGATTAGAATCGGGGATATCTTAAATGGGGAATATGTTGTAGAAGAAAGAATGTTGCTTCAGGACGAGCTCGGCCAGACAGCTGCTAACGAATTTTATATTTCTCATTCTTCTCGAGGTAAAGTATTTCATTATTCAGTTTATGTAGATGACGTTTTAGCTTCTAAACAAGCGGCCGATGGAGTTATTATTGGTACCCCTACTGGATCTACCGCTTATAGCCTGGCAGCAGGAGGAGCAATTCTATCACCTTCGATGAAGGCTATTCAAATCGTCCCAGTTGCTCCTCATAGTTTAACTAGTAGAGCTCTAATAGTTTCTCATAAATCTAAGATCCGGATTGATACTCATGGCGGTGGATACAAGTTAAAAGCAGATGGGAAACCGTTGAAGAAAGATACGGGGATAACCTTTTCTATCCATCCTAGGCCAATTAAAATCTTGCATCCTGAATCTTGGAATTTCTATTCTGTTCTGAGCAATAAACTAAAATGGTAATACTGGAAATCCTTCAGTGGGCCGCCGCTATTTTTATTTTAGTAGGATATATTTGTTACGCGAAGAAGAATGTTTGGGGTCCAATTCTTTCAGCTATTGGTTGTGTTGGTTTTACTATATGGTCTTTTTCCCTGGCCGCATATGGGATATTTGTTTTAAACAGCATTCTGTTCTTGGTTAATCTGTGGGCTTTGTATGATTGGAGAAAGGATTAGTTTATTTTTTTACCAAAACCTTCTTAACTTCGGCCTGGAATTTTTTAGAAAGTTTTTTGATTTGACTTAACATTTTATCAGCTATCTTTTCATCTGCAGCATCTAGCTCCATAAAATTAGCATCTGTGACTTTTTCTTTAGCAGAACTATCAATAGTAATCGCGAAAGAAGAAAAACTAGCCATTATAGAAGAGTTCCCCTTAAACCTTCTCAACGAGACATGAATAATTGGTCCTTCCTTTTCCTGGAATCGTACACTAGCATCTTCGGCTAATCCAGCCAGCTTTCTAAGTCTTTTCTCATTCATAACTTACTATTTATAGCCCCGTATCACAAAAGTCTGAAGCTACTGTCTCTGGGTTGAAACAAGTAGATCCTTGAACTGGGTCTTGTCTGGCCTTCCAATCAAATTCCCCCGCTGATCCCCCAATTACGTTTCGCCATTCTCTGGTTTCTAAGATCTCAACTAGGTTTCCGATAGAATTACTGAGCTCACTGAGATTGATTAGGACCAGGGCTTGGGCAGGGCCAGTTCGAATAGAGGAAGTTGGGATGGTAGTTGGACCGCCGTCTCCCCCAGCTAAGTTAGTACTAGCAAAAAAGTTCTGGAAAGCATTAGATCCGCCAGAAGAGCCGGATAAAACGGAACTGGTTTCAATATCGCATTTATTCATACTGATTAAGGAGCTACTTAAATTAATCTGAGAAGCTAAAGCAGGTCTAGCATCCAATGTCCAAACTACACTCGCATCAAAAGTTTGGCTTGCAGAGAAAATTTCTGTACTAGCACCAGACTTAGAAATAGTTAATCTAACTGTAGCAACATCCGAAGCTACTACCGTTACCGCTGCGCTCGCATCTAGCCATTGTGATAATATAATAATATCATCTTCATCAGCTCCAACATCAAGACTCCTAAAAAAAGAATTCCCCGAAGCTAAACGAGCCTTTCTCTCATCAAAAGTTTGAAGGACGCACTTGGTAGCACTGGGGGTAAAATCTGGAACAAATGTGGAACAGATGATATGTTTGGGTATACAGATAGTCATTTATTATCCGTCTGCAAAGACGTCTCCAGAGCCTTCTGATAAGACTCCGCCATGAGTTGCTGGAATAGGAGCACAAGTATGTCCAGGATGAGCGTCACCCAGCCTTCCGACGGGTAAACCGTTCACAAAGACACTTCCAGAACCCTCTACTAAAGGCACAGGACTAAAACAGTGGCCGCAAGTAAAATCACCTAAGCGAGCAGTCGGAAGACCGTTAGTAAAAACGTCTCCACTACCCTCACACTGGATATCACCGCAACTATAAGCATCTCCTATTCGGCTAACTGGTGGAATCTCTTCTCTCCTTATATCTTTCTGGCCATATCCCTATTTATGTGTTGAGGGTTGACACTGATTATCCCCTTAATATATAATACTAAGGGGTCTTTATAATAAATAATAAAATAGGAGTGATAAAATGCCCTACCATTCAATAGAATCATGGATTAGCAAGGTTCAAGCAATGTTGGAAAGAGCCCACGAGATCCAAAGTACTCAACGAACTGCTACTGCTTTGAATAGAGAGTTAGGGGATGATGAGAAAACATTAATCCAATATAAGAAAGATGATATCCAAGCCCTAGCTCGTGACATTGCCAACGATGCCAGCCCCCGGCGGTACGTTGCTGATGTTTGGCCCGGCATATACAAAACAGATTCAAAGAAGAAGAAGAAAGATTGGCCCCTACAAGAGATCGCTATGAGCAATTATGCTGGCAAGAAGGATATGGAACCATTCAATGATTAGAAAGACAGAAAAGAGACGTAATCCAATAGCTTGGCTGATGCAAACCACTGATGGTCGGCGCATCTTCGGCCAGAGAGCCGAGCGAGCTAAAAAAGGTCGAGGCTCTTATCGTCGAAAGAATAAGCACAAGAATCAAAAGCCGCTTTAATACCATTGCCCTTCGCTAAAGACGTGCAGGCCCGCTCCCGCGGGCCTTTTTAGTGCGCGCATCATAAACCCTATGAATAAATAATCAGTAAAGTATATAGGAGAGTACCATATGCCATCTACTGATATCTCTTGGCAAAATTTAGGAGAACTTACCCGGCGGAATCTAGGGTCGGGAATGATTGATGTTGAACTTACTGATGATCAAGTAAATGATTCTATCGCTCAAGCTCTTAAAGAATTCCGAATGCGTTCTGACTCTTCCGTAAAGGAAGGTTGGATGTTTTTGGAATTACAAATAGACCAACGGATTTATACCCTGCCTAGCTATGTGGAAGATGTTATGGATATTCAAAGGGTAAACGAAGCATTCTTTACCTCTTTTGAAAATGCCCAGTTTACCAATTTTTTATTCAATCATCTTAGAACAGGACAGCCATTTGATCTTTTGACTTTTCACTTAGAAAGAGCATTTCTAGACACGCTAGCAATTTTAGCTGGTGCGAGGATCTCTTTTCGGTTTCATTCTGGATTAGATGGAAGCCAACTAGGAGAAGGATCAGGACTTAGTTCTGGTGAAGCTGCTCAGGTTCCTGATACCCGTCCAACTGGAAGCGCTATGGTCGATGGTCCAGCTGCTCCAGTTCAAGGATCTGGTTCTAAAATTAAAACTCCCTTTAAAGAAATGGAATTTCAGAACAGGCTCCGTTTGAATGGACCAGTTTTAGAAATTCTAAAGCGACCTAGAGATAGTGGTGGAGAACCAGTTCTAATTAACCTAATGTACTCCCGAACTGATGCTGAGCTAATCCAAGATAAAATGACTAGTCGATGGATTGAAAAATATAGCCTAGCAGAATCTAAAATCAAACTAGGCCATGCCTATCGTAAGTTTCAAGCCGTTCCTGGACCAGGAGGAGGATTGAGCTTACCTGGGGGTGACCTAATACAAGAAGGAAAAGAAGAGAAGAAAGAATTAGAGCAAGACATCCTAGATTTTCTACATGATGCTGCTCCAACTCAAATCATCTTTGCATAATAATGGATAAAAATAGACTTAGAACGTTAGCTAGAATACCTATTCCTCCTAGAAGAAAAATTTCTCCTAGGAAATTATATGAAAAATTAGAATCGGATTTCATAGAGAAAACTATATCTCTTTGGAAGCATGAAGATGCTGCTCAATCTGTTAGAGATCTAATGGCAAAGTTTGGTCCGCCAGATGATGCTATGAAAGATTTAATCCTTTGGAGAAACATTTCTCAGTTTAAAGAAACTTGGATAAGAGATGAAAGTCTTCCTCACAACTTTCCAACGCCACATCGGGATTGGCTTTACAGCACAATGGAAATTCCAGTCCCAGCAGATTGGGTTGGGGTTTTTGCTGGTGTTACTGGAAGTATTATTGTTGACGGTTTGAAAAATCAAGTCACTGCTCGGTGTCAAACAATAACAAAAAATGCAGTCACTCTAGGATTTGTTCAAGATGCTATAGATGGAAAGTTTACTCCTCAGAAGGCTAAGGATGAGTATGCTAAAAGGATTAATAATGATATTACGCCAGATTGGTTTAAGGAAGAGAAATAATGAAATTACAAGAAATACTCAGCGAAAAAGCTGTTAGTAAAGCTCAGCGTCGATTGTTTGGAATCGCTCTCGCAGTTAAAAGGGGCGATGCAAATATTGGTGATTTTGAAGACCAAGAAGCAATTAGAAATATTATGAAACTCTCCGATAAGGAGTTAAAGAAATTTGCTAAGACTAAGGAAAAAGATCTTCCTCAGAAGGTCCCAACGGAGAAATAATAATGCCAGCACCTGTATTAAAAAGTTTTGCTAAAAAGAGCGGCAAGAGTATTGAGACTCTAGAAAAATATTGGAATGAAGCCAAGACATCTGCGCGAGAAAAAGGACTTGAGCCTGGTAGTGATAGGTTCTTTGCTTTCGTTACAGCTATTGTAAAGAGACGAGCTGGTCTTAGTGAAAGCCTAGAAGAATTTTGGGGATGGATTTTAGACACTGTTCTAAATGAATATGATCTTATGGAACAAGATGAAGATGGAGAAGAAGATGAAGAAGGCGGGGAAGAAGAACAGAAACCCGACGGAGAAACTTTAATTCAACAGTTTGCTAGAAAGAAAGGAAAAAGCGAATTTCAAATCGAACAAATCTGGACTAAGATTAAAGAACAAGCCAAGGCATGGCAAGAAAAGAAAAGGGTCGATGACGAGCAAATGCTAGACTTTGCTCTAGAACTTTTCCATGAGGCCATGGATAAGATGAAGAACGTAGAGGTCGTAGAGCCAGAAGAAGAAAAGCCTGATAAAGAATTTATGAAGCTAAGTCCGAAAGAAGAAAAGGAAAAAGGTACTCCTCCTAAGCCTAAGGATGATGATGCATCAGTTGATAAGGCTGCTACTAATAGAGATGAAGAAGAAGAGAAGGATAAAGAAAAAGAGAGTAAGAAGGACGATAAAGAACACAAGGAAGATAGAAAGGAAAGAGATAAGCAGGACGAAGAAAACGAGGAAGATACAGAAGAGAAGATTGAAAAAAGAAAAGAAGCAGCTGCGAAACGAAGAGAAAGAATCAGAAGAGAATCCATGGAGAAAACCGAACTCGCTCTTGAAACTGCTGCTGCCAGCCAGCGCGTTGGTGGAAATGTTCTCTCCCCATTAGAAAAGAAAATGCTTAAGAAAGTTGGAATTGATACTAAAGGACTAAGTCAACAACAGGTTAAGAAATTAATTAAACAGATTCAAAAAAGAAACAAGAAGAGAGCTAAAGTTCAAACCTCCAAAGGAAAGGGCCTAGGTTTCTTAGGTAATATCTTCTTAGGTGCTGTCGGATTCGGCGCCGGGTTTGTTGGAGCTAAAGTTCTGGACAAAGCATTTAGTGTTTTTGGAACCGGGGGCAAAACTACAGGAGCTGGATTCTAACAAGCCCGAGGAGTAAAAATGGCAGGGAACTTTCGCCGATCTAATACCTTATTCTTTAACAAGAGAAAGGCAACCACATTTGATTTTGAATTCATGGATAAGATTATCCGTGAATCATTCTATATTGGTGGAACGGATTTAGTTGTCCATCGTACATTAGGTACCTACAATCAGTTTAAGAATATTGTTAGTAGTTCTAACCCAAACCAATCATTGTCTGCATTCTCAACGTTTGAAAGTCCTCGTCGAGATCCTGATAAAGCATTTGATGGAGACGACGCTACCTTTTACAAAAGTTTAGGTCTACCTGCATCTTCAATGCCTGAGGAGTATATCCAGATCGACTTTGGAGAAGATCCTACCAATCATGTAGTTGTTAATGGATTTGGAATTAAGGAATTTGACCAAGGATCTCTTCCGGCTACTGTTGAAATCTATGGGTCTACCAACGGCCTTAGCTTTGACCTTCTAGACACAATTCAGCTTTCAGATAGTGTACCACTTCAAAGACATGATATTAGCAATAGTGCTAAGCATAGGTTTTATCGATTCTTAGCAATTGAAGAAACCTTTAATGATATTGAATGGACCATTGCTACTATGGAGCTATATAGCGAAGCCGGGGAAGACGATGACTGCGCGATTCAAGACTCTTTCTTCGTAGAGAATAGAGATCGAAGATATGATAAGACAGGATGTACTCTGTTATGTCATTATGAAATTCCAGAAAAACCACACGATCTATCTAAGTTTGGTTTCATTATTCCTTCTGACCAAATAGAAATAACTACCTTAAGAAGCGATGCCATAACTACCTTAGGCAGAGATATTCTAATCGGTGATATCATTACTCTCCCTCACGTCGGCGATCATAGCCACGATGAAGGAGGTGAGATTGATGATGCTCGACTTGTATTTCCTAAAACCCCAGACGGGATTGATGGTAGAAGATATGAAGTACTAGATGTTAGCATTGCGGCGGCTGGTTATGATCCTAGATGGCGAGACCATTTACTTCGATTGGTAGCTGCTCCTCTCAGAGATGGAGCTCAAACTATCGACATTACTGGTTCTCCTGGAGCTGTTCCAACTGCACCGGGCGAAGTTAGGACCAGAGACTTATTAGCTAATGTTACTAACGCTCTTCACGCTGAAGCAGCTAACGCAGGAGAACTAGGATTAGATATGTCTGGAATTGCTCACCCAGCGGCTTCCGTCTTACAAGAGATTGGACCATTTACTGCTGATGCCTTCCCACCAAATGATGAGCCTTTCACAACTGGTGTGGACTTCCCAAGCAATCCTGCGGAGCTAGACTGGTTTAGACATACTGGTTATGATCCAATTCGATTATATCAATTTAATGGGTTCCGATGGATTAGGAAGGAAATTGAGTTCAGAGAAAGCAAGGATGGTAGATTTACAATTAGAGGAACTAAGAAGGACTTCTTGGAACTTCCAGTGGCCTCGGCTGTGGTTGCTAGTGCAATCCACCAGTCGTTGACGGATAAATCATAAGATGGCTTATACACAGTATTATTATGATTCCCAAATACGTCGATACGTTCTTCAGTTCGTAGACTTATTTGTGGGCCTAAAAGTTAGGACTGGTATTCAGGGTAGTGGATCTACTATTGATATTCCAGTTCCTATTCAGTGGGCGTCATTAGATAGGTTAACTCAGTTTATTCTAGTTGGAAAGACCGAATCTGAAACTACTTCTCAAAGCCTTCCTGTCATGAGTGCTTTTATGAATGGAATTGCTTATGCCCCAGAACGTGCTAAACCTACAGCCGTAGTAGATCGTAGAACCTACATTACAGTAGAAGATAACTTAAGCGCTTCTAGCAAATTAGCTGCTACTGAAAAGATTAAAGTTAAGTCTCGGGCCATGCCTGTCCCATATACTTTGAGCTTAGAATTAAACCTCTTAGCAGAAAACCAAGACCAGCACTTTCAAATGTTAGAACAGATTCTAATGGTTTTCAATCCTACGTTAGAGGTTCAAACTAATGATAGCCCTTGGGATTGGACTGCCCTGACTCAAATAACTCTTCGAGACATCGGATTAGAGACTGCATTTCCTGGTGGAGAAGGACAGAGCTTTATCAGTAGTACTTTGATTTTTGAGATGCCAATTTGGATCTCTGGCCCAATGAAACAAGACATTAATAAGTTTGTTGCTGGAGTTCGGCATATCATTAGAGATGGCGGCAAACTAGAAGAATCATTAGAAGATTTAGTAGTTCCTGGATTAGAATTAGGTTCAATTCCAGCTGGAATTACAAACACGGGAACAGCGATTCCACCAATTGGTGCTGCACCTACGATCTCTACTGGATCTAATGTTGGAGCTGGTAGTACATTTACAGATCTTTGGAATTTTGCAGCTAGTCCATTATTAACTCCGGCTTCTACTTCTTTTATCTTTGTAGACAGTTTCCAAGCAGAAGAATTTCTAATTGTCGACTCTTCTAATATTGAGGTTAATGCTAGTGCTGCACAGACTGTAGAGCTTAGGAACTTCTTTGTTGCTTCTGCTGGGCATCCTGGAGCTTCCACTGGTATTGTTGATATTACCATAGACGAGGAAGGTCTAGATAGCGGTCATGTCTTTGGTTCCGATATAAACTCTGGTTCTTAACCCTTGATTATCAGTAAATTCTGGCGCGCCCCTGATAAATAATGATAGAAAGATTACCCAAGGAGAAGAAGATACATGGCTAGTTTGATTTCACCCGGTGTTTCGGTTACAGTAATTGATGAAAGTTTCTTCATCCCTGCTACCGCGCCTACTATTCCACTATTCTTCATTCTAACAGAAGACAACAAGCTAACCCCTGACGGATCAGCTACTGCTGCTGGTACACAGGAATCTGGAGTTATCAGGACTGTTACTAGCGCTGTTCAGCTATCAGAACTGTATGGAGTTCCAGTATTCAGAAAAACCTCCGGCGTTGCCCGAGACGGGTTGTTCACTAATGAGTATGGCTTGTTTGCTGTTAACACCTTTTTAGGAGTTGGTAATTTCTGCTTCGTAGTCCGAGGAGATGTTGATCTGGCTAGCACAACTGAAGATGCTGCTGGTCTTACTGCTGTTTTGACTGCTCTAAATGCTCAAATTACTAGTACAAGCTCTGGAATTCGTTCCGAATTCTTTGAGTACAATATTATCTTAGCACCATATTTTGGTTTTATCGACTTTGACGGATCCGCATCCGGAGCTGTTGCCACTAACCTAATTGCACTAAGCAACGATATTAATAATGAGGCCTTTGTAATCTTTGATGGACCTCATGAGAAGACACCGGAAGATTTTGCAACTGAAGCTTTAAGCTTTCCAAAGAGCAATATTGCAGCTGTTTATTACACTGGTGGCTTAGGAACAAATATAGACGGAGAAGAAGTTTGGATTCCTGGTTCAGCTATTGCTGTTAGAGTTTATGCTATAAGTGACCGAGTTTCAGAAGTTTGGTTTGCTCCTGCTGGATTTAGACGAGGCCTGGTAGATAACGTCTCTAAGATCGGTTTTCTAGCCAGCGCTAGTTCCCTTACAGGAGAAGGAACATTTACAGAGGTAGTTTTATCCAATGGACAGAGAGACGTTCTCTATGCTGACGGCAAGAACGTTAACCCAATTACTAAATTCCCAGGAAGAGGAATCGCTGTCTTTGGTCAGAAGACTCAGTCTTCAACTACCAGTGCACTAGATAGAGTCAACGTTTCTAGGCTTCTAATCGCTATTAGGAGATCAATTAGAAAGGGTGCTCTGTCATTCGTATTCGAACCAAATGATCAGATTACTCGAGACAACCTAAGAGTTTCTATTGAAGGTTTCTTGGGAGATATTTTAACTCGACGCGGAATATTCGACTTTGCTGTTGTTTCTGATGAAACTAACAACACTCCGACTAGGATTGATAGAAATGAGCTTCACGTAGACATCGCCCTTAAGCCTACGAAAGCTGCTGAATTTATTTTCATCCCAATTCGTGTATTGAGTACTGGGGCCTCTTTGTCAGCCGTATAATGGAGAATAGATAAATGGCAACGATTTTAAATCTTGGTATTCCTGGAACAACCCCTGGAATTCTGCATCCAAAACATTCTCACAGATTTATTGTGCAGTTCCAGAACATTGGTGGTGCTCAGGATTCTCAGGTACTTACACGACAGTGTATTTCTGCTACTAAGCCACAGATAACGTTTAACCAAATCGAGTTACATCGCTATAACAGTAAAGCCTATGTTGCAGGTAAGCACGAATGGAATCCATCTACTTTAATCATCGAGGATGATATTGGAAACGGAGCCGCTGTTGTTCTTCAAGCTCAGGTTGAGAGACAGCTATCCTTGATCGCTGATGGTGCCGCTCCTCTTGGATTAAGCGCCGGAGTTTCTGGTGGTGCTTATAAGTTTAACACTATTATCTTACAGTTGGACGGAACTGGTCAAGACACCGGCGAGCCTAACTTCTTAGAGAAATGGACTCTACAAGGTTGCTGGCTACAAGATGTTGCTTATGGTGAGCTTGCTATGGAAAATGATGCTGCTGTCCAAATCACTCTGGTTTTGCGATTCGATCACGCTTTCGTTGAGTATAATAACACTGTTGAACCTAAGTCCGCTCTAGTCGGTGAATAATTAATAATAATAAAGATAACGCTCTTATTGGTATGCTTTAACTGCCCTCCTTTGGAGGGCATTTTTTATGTTTGCGAGATAATATAAATATACTACAAGGAGGATCAAATGTCTCTATTTTCTATTAAGCCTGCAAGTTTAAATCCAGCTGTTTCGATGTTGAATCGTATGCCTTCGCCTGCACGGAAATGGAATTTTGATGCGGAATTTATTGTTGAAGGATTGGATGGGGAAGCTCAGAAATTCCACTTCTTTGTCAGAACGATTGATAAACCCCAATACGAATTTAATTATGCTGAGATCAATGAATATGGATTTAAGCATAAGATTTTAACTAGTATTACCTTTGGGGATCTAGGAATTGAATTCTTAGATGATACTACTAATAGAGTCTTGACCTTTATTAACCACTATCTCATTAATTCCATCCCAGAAGCGAACCTCCGATTCCTCCAACCCGGCACCTTACCTCTTATGGAAAGAAGGGGATTTGATACTGCTTCTATTAGAGCTCGAGGCGGAATTGGAAATACTATTATTAGACAAATTAAACTAAGTCAATACTCAGGCCTGGCTGAAGATGGAACCGGCCGCGGCCGAATTAGAACTTGGACCTTTGAAGAACCTCAGATCGTTAACTTTGATTTAGACAAAAATGCTACTGATGACGATGTTCTAAGTGGGTTCGTAGTTAGATTCAATTTTAAGAACGTTGTAATCGAGTTAGATGGCAACGCTTATCCAGACCGATCTGATTTTCCATTAGAGGGATTGATTGATACATTCGCTCCTTTTTCTTCTATTGATGCCAGAATACCTAGATCAATTCTAAGAGCTACTAGAGGACAAAATCCCTTTACAATTGGTAGACTAGGGACTAGTGTATTTGGGGCACTTGGTGCAGCAGGTCGGATTGTAACTACTGGAATAGGACTATTTAACACAACTAATGATGCTCTAGGACCTCAAGATCCCAGAGGACCAACTCAGTTGGGTAGGAATGACCAAATCTCTGGCCCAGCTACAGTAACTAATGTTGGAACTGTTCTATTATCTGTTCCTTCGATTGTTGACCAAGCTTCTAAATTAGCCAAGTTACTCTAATGGCTATACAAGAATTTACCCCTAAGAATCCAAAAAAATATATTGGAAAATTTCCAATTCTTTCCCGGAGCTCTTGGGAACTATTCTTCATGGCAAAATTAGATTTGGATCCTAGAGTCCATCGTTGGGCTAGTGAGTCATTAGCGATCCCATATATTAGTCCAGTAGACGGGAAGAAGCATCGCTATTATCCGGATTTTGTGGTAGAGTATAAGACATCCAAGGGAATAGTTAAAAGAGTTATTGAGATTAAACCACTAAGGGAATGTTTGCCGGGAACAGCTAAGAAACCTAAATCTAAAGCATATCAAGATATGGTTTACTTGAAAAACCAGGCTAAATGGGAAGCTACTAAAGCTCTTTGTGATCAAAACGAATTTGAGTTTATAGTATTAACTGAAAAGGACTTATTTGGAAAATGAGGTTAAAAGAATTATTTGAAGCAACTTCTGCGGACAATGCCGATTTAAGTGATTTAGAAGATTCTCTAAATGATTTTTTTGATCCTGTTGAGCTAGATCGTTGGGAAAATTTCACTATCCAAAATAAAGGAATGATAGCTTTTGCTAAATCTGTAGTTAAAAATGATGCGTATCAAGATGCTCTTCACCAAAATTTAAAGAGGATTGGAATTCCGAATCCAGTTTTAGTTTTTAGAGGACACATGAAATCTAATCCGGCTATAGACACAGGACAAATCTTTGCTAATATTACTTTGAGGAGATCTTTAGCTAAGAATTTTCGTCAGGCTAAATTCATTAGTTTACCTGGCGGGAAAATTAAGAATATTGATAAAGAGGATTGGATGGTCAGTGAAATTGTGATTCGTAGAGATGATATCATAGCTCATGGAAATACTCAGGAATCTGAATTTATCATCTTAGCTAAAAAGGCTAAAATTCAAAAATGAAATTAAACGAAGTAACTAATGGAGACTTTAAGATCTTCTTAGATCTAGATGGAGTAATGGCTGATTTTAAAAGAGGCATAAGAGAAATCCTAGGCCTTCCTACTAATGCCTCCCCCGCTGAGGTCTTTGTAGCTCTTCAGAAAGATGATGGTGGGAAAGAATTCTTCTTGAAACTCAAAAAGACAAAAGATGCGGATCGGCTTTGGCAGTTTCTAAAGGGAAGCGATTTGAAAATCTTAACGGGTCTTCCTAGCAGTAACAGAGAGGAAGCTGCTAAGAATAAAGTGTCATGGGTTAGAAGAAACCTATCTAAAAATGTAAAGGTCATTACTACTTCGTCTAAGAGTAAGAAGAGGTTTGCAGGACCTAGTAATATCCTGATCGATGATAGGAAAGACAATATCCAGGATTGGATTACTGCCGGCGGAATAGGAATTCTCCATATCTCTGCAGCTAAAACAATAAAAGAACTAAAGAAGATAATGAAATGAACGATTTAGATGAATTTTTAGATTTAGTCGGAACTGGTAAACAACCGCTTAGTAAAGAAGTAATAGATGAACTTTTTTCTTTTATGGCTTTCATGACTATTCAGAGGAATCCGATTATTATCGGAGCTAAGTATAATCCAAGCCCTTTAATTGATCTTTATAAGAGATGGAAAAATGAGCGACGATGACGATCAATTCGATGAAGGCTCGGCTGCCATAAAAATACTCGGTAACATTATGAAGTTTATTACCGAGTATATCCCTTGGTGGGTGTTTCTAATTGTAGGATTCTTAGTGGCTATTTTTGTTCCGCTTTTGGTGTAAACAACCAGCGATCTTCATTAGCTAAAGACCATTCCACAATCTCGCCTAGACGAACATTAATTGGGGCTTTGGGTTCCCAACCCATAGCCTTCATTTTGCTACCATCCAAAGCGTAACGAAGATCATGTCCGGGCCGAGCTGAGTGGAAATCTACTAATTCATATTTTAATTCTTTACCAACTCCCTTAGCAATAGTCTGAGCTAGTTCCAGATTATCCATTTCCCTTTCTCCAACAATATTATACTTATCACCAGGCTCTAGATCAGCTGACTTGTTTATTAAAAATAAAACTGCATCAGCCACGTCACGAGCATCAATGTAATGTCTGCTCCCTGCTTTAGTACAATCTTTGTTAGCATGGATAGTAACTAATTCTCCATCCCTAACTTTACGAGTAACCTTAGGAACAAATTTCTCTGGATGCTGGCGAATACCAATAACATTCATCGTGTGAGTGATAGAGATCGGCATTTTATAAGTGTTCTGATAGGCCAAACAAAGTTCTTCTGCACCTGCCTTAGTGGCTGCATAAGGATTACCTGAATGGTAGCGATCCCACTCTTTATAGTGTACTCCTTCTGGGGCTGGACCAAAAACTTCATCTGTACTAAAGTACAAGAAGAATTCTAGATTCTTTACAACCCGAGAATAAAATGCCCCTTTAAAATGATCTAAGAGATTGGCAGTACCAACAACATT